CTCAGCGATCACGCTGTCCAGGCGAGAGCCGATGTCCTCAAGCAGAGGAACATCGTCGCCCACACCGCCCGAGGAGACATCTTGCAGCATGTGGCTGAGGGGCATCAGGTGCGTCTCGTAGAGGCGACGGCGGGGTGGGTCGTTCTCAAGCAGCATCTTGAACTTCTCCCGCAACCGCCAAGTCCAGTACACGTCTCCCGCGTTGTACTGATACAGAAGGTCACGGGGGATGCGCTCGTAGTGAGCGCCCCCTACCGTGTACTTCTTCACGTCTGCTTCCCACTCGGGAGCGTTGAAGAACTTACGGGCCAAGTCCTTAAGGCCGTGCTTCTTGGCTCCGTGGTTCATCGAGTAGTGCATGAGGAGAGTGTCGTCCGTGGCGTAGAACGGACGGGCAGGCTCAAGTGCGGCGGTGAGGTACCGCATGTCGAACTGACCATTGTGTGCAATCAGGTCGCGCTCCTCAAGCAGCCGCCGCACGTAATCCGGCTCAGCCTCAATAGCCTCCTGCGTGAAGACATAGATGCGCTCGCCATCCGTCATCGCCATGCAGAGAATGTCCACCTCGCCGGGCAGGTCAGTCTCGATGTTGCCGCTCGTCTCGATGTCCACGACAATCTCAGGACCGAGGACGGGCGGGTTAGAGAACAGGTCATTTGGACCAAGCACCGTGTAAACGAACTCGTGAGGCTCGGGTGCCTCCGTCACCCGCTTGAACGCCTCAGACAGATCAGTCAGCGCAGACTCCTTGGTAATGATCTGCGCTGCCGAGAGCGTGTGGACATCTCCCTTGCCGTTGCTGCCCAGTACAAGCGTGGGCAGTTCGGCAGGGACCTCCTCATCCACACCGTAGATGGTGACCTCGATAGGAGCGTCACCGAGGGCCATCTCCTTAGCCCGGCGCAGAACGTCAACACCTGTCGGTGAGATGTCCTGGTCAGTCACGATTGCTAGGTGTCGCAATGCTCATTTCCTCCTCCCGGTATACCTCTTCAAGTGCAGCGACGTAAAGTTCACGGTACTCATCAAAGTATCGCTGTGTAAGGATGGTTCGCGCTCGGTTCTGAGCCTTCGCCCTAAGACGATTTTGCCTCTTGGCATCGGAACTAGCCAGTCGTCGTTGATCGTATTCACGCTTAGCCTGCCAACAAGGATCACAAGGACGTTCACCTGCTCTTTGGTGTGCCGCCCATCCTGAGTGAGTTCCGTGCCTCCTCGCCATCGCCATCATCCTCCTCTTCCCAGGGGTCCTCGACAGAGAACCCAATCGGTGCCCGCTCATGCTGGCCTTGACTCTCAACTACCTCCGGTCCGTCACCATCCGTCTCGATGATGATTGGCTTCTCAGCCTTACCTCGTCCGAACTCTACACTAAATCGTAGGAACACACTACCTCCCGCCCTCTTGGTGGTGACTGCACTTGCAGACCCACCCTCCAACCGTTACACCAGGACACTCAGGGCAGTGCCCGTCAAGACACTGCCCCAGCCACGCTGACTTACTGCCCTCGGGCTGCGTGGTCACGGCGAATCCGGTTGATCTTGTAGTCAGGGATGCCCGTCAGGTGGGCGAGCAGACGCACACCATTGCCCTTCTTGAGCAGTTCGACCACACGGTCCTCAAGGTGGGACGGCAGCCGCTTGCTCTGGTAGGAGAAGTGGTCTGTCCGCAGCATCCGAATGTCCATCAGAGTCTCGGGGTTGAACTTCCCCGACACACCGCCTCGGGTGCGGACCCCCTCCGTCCGACCGTACTCAGCGAGCGTCTTCTGACGAACGTACACCGGGTCCTTGTTCACCAGCGCCGCCACCTGCGGGACGGTGAAGACACCGGACTCGATCAACTGCTTAGCAGCGGTCCACCAGTCAAAGTCTCGGGGGTCAAGGAACCGCAGTTCGTCATAGACCTCCTGACCATAGGCCAGCGCCCGCTCAAATGCCATCACTTCACTCATGCCACAACCTCCAATGTCTTTGTCTTTCCGTCAACGTTCAGTCTCAGGGAACCGTCTTGCTGTAGGTACTCGATCATCTCATTCAATTCACGCAGTGTCTTGCGCCCCTTGAAGTGTCGGAGCACCGCCGCGTAGGTGATCGGCTTAGAGGCTGTTGCCACCAGGCCCTCCAATTCCTCAAGGTCCCGCTCAAAGGCGGACTTGCTGACCTGACGAGCAGCATACTCCGCATACTGCATGAACTTCGTAGCGTAGTGGATCGCGGTGAGCAGATCGTGCATCTCCACAGTGTCCCGGCAGTCGAACATCGCCAGCAGCGCGGCCATCTTGAGGGTGGTCACGCCCATACGCTGCGAGGGAGCATCAAGCACGTCCGCCCGTGTGGGGTGCGCTCGCGCCTGAGTCTCAAGGTCCACGGTGAACTGCTGCCACCGTGCCCATGCCTCGGGTGTAAACATGATGCGCTGCTTCTCACCCGTGCGGTTCCTGTGGCGGTCCCAGCGGGTACGCGCCCCACCCAGATCAGCCACGATACGCTCAAAGACCTTATCGACCGTCACGCTGCTCTCATCGTACTGCTCAACGTCCGTGGACCCCACCGTGTACTTGGTGTCCTTGTCGATGATCCAAATGAACCGGGGCAGGTAGCCTGACTGAAACTCCTCATCAGTCACAGTCTTGGCGACGTGCTCCATGATGCCCATACCGAAGAAGTTGAGGTTGGTCTTGGTCCGCTTGGTCCGCTTGGTCGTGCCCGTCTTACGGAGCACGCCGTCCACAGCGCCATCGTACGCGTTCGTCAGCATGGCGAAGAGTCCCCGGAGGTACCCGCCAGACTTGACCGCCTCAAAGAGCGCCTGCACCTCGTCTCGCCAGTACAGGCTCGACCGACCGGGGCGCTCAGACAGATACTCCGTCAGCGCCTCGGGGGTCACGTCCTGCCCGACCTCGTACTGCCACTTCCCGTCCTCGACACTCAGGTTGTCGATCACTCGGACCATGAAGTTCTTGGACGTGGACTTGCGGCTGCGCGTGGTCTGACCGAGCACGAGCATGTAGAGGTTCAGGCTGACCTCTCCGAAAGAAGGTCGGACGTACCCGAACTCTCCCAGGATCGTCGCCAGGATCATAAAGGCTGCGCCTTCGTGGTACTGACGTGCGGAGAGCGCTGACTGGGACACGCACCAATCGGCGTACCGATCAATGAACGTCTGCGTCAGACTCTCGCGCTCCTCTGGCTCAAGAAGGTCCAACTCGTCCCACGTGATCGAACGGTTGATGTACTGCTCGGGGGCGGTTGGCTCGACGTACTCCTCGGACACCGCGCTAGGGGCCGTCTCCTCAACCTCGGCCTCCTTGCGCTCCTCATCGTACTTGGTCTGCGTGTGGAGAACGTGCCTCCACAGGTCCGTCTCCTTGCGGCCAGGCCGGTTGAACTTGTTGCACGCCGCTTCCCGTGCCACAGCGAAGACCTCGACCGGGGTGAGCCCCTGCCGGAACAACTTGAGTTCCAACACGTACAGCGCCATCGAGTAGTCCTTGAGCGGCGGCGTAGTGTAGAGGTTCATCAGTTCCGGGTCGAACTCGACCCGTCCCAGCACCTCTGCTGCTCGCGGCACATCACTGGGAAGGTCCCCAGCATCGATGTCGGGGTCTGCCTCAATAGGCATGTACTCGGCGGCGAACTCAGCAAGCGTGTAAACAGGACCACCGTAGTCAGCGCGGACACGGTAGATCATGCCGCTCTTGCTGTTAGCGGTCCCCGGAACGCGCAGACGCTTGGACAGCGCCCACCCGTTGTCGGCTCCATCGTCCTTGTGAGAGACGGAAATACTACGCGCCAGCCCCTCGGTCAGTGTGGGGTCTGCGGGGTCTGTGAGGACCCAGTAGACGTGCCAGCGGCCCGGGGAAGTCTCCACACTGATCGTCGGCTCACAGCGGAACACGCTTGGGTCAGCCTCGTCCGCGTCTGCGTAGACCACAGGTGCGGAAACAACGTTGACCTTGGCAGCGTGGCTCGATGACTGCTTGTGGCCCGGCTCAGAGTACAGCATGGGCGAGAAGTAAACGTCCTCGTCCTTGTGATCCTCGATGTACTCGTACATGGCCGCAGAATCGGACGGCCAAGAGAACCAGCGGGTGCGGCGCAGAGCGCCTGCCTCGTCACGAGTGATTACAGGCAGCCAGCCCTTACGCTGCCCAAATAGCGTTACATAGAACTCTTCCATATGCCCTCCACTTCTGCGTTGCAAGCATCAAGCATACACTACCTGATGCACGACAGGATACGACTACGGGGGCCGGTGTCCCATGAAGGTGGACACCGACCCCCGCAACTCGCCTATCGGGGAGGGTTAGAGAGCGATCTTCTTGGCGCCCTTCTTGGGGGCAGCCTTACCATCCTCACCGATCTTGGGCCAGCCGCCACGGGGGCGGTAAGCGCGGACCTCGTTCCGCATGATCGGAGCGTCGGGGGCGCTCCCGTTCTCCTTCTCGTACTGCTCCTCGGCGTACTCGTCGCGGGTCTGCACGACGTACACCTCGACCTCGGCACTGGTGATGTCCTCGGCGTCGGGCAGAACGACCTTGGCACGGTTCTCGCCGTCCCAGATGCCAACGATGCGGGCCAACTGCTCGGCCTTGTTGGTCAGCCAGTCAGCCTTATCCGTGTTGTACAGAGCGATGAAGTTGTCGAAGACGACACGCTTGTAGTAGTCGCCCTCCTGCGTGATGTTGAGCCGGGCACGAACGTAAGGGTTCTCGCCCTTCGCTGCGCTCGTCTTCTTGTCCTCAGCCGAGTAGACGACCGCCTCGTACCAGCCCTTCGGGAGCGGGGTGAAGTCGCCTGCCTTCGTGGCATCGGTCGTGCCAGACAGGTCCAGAGTAATGCGCTGCTTAGCCATAGGTGTTGATCCTCCTTGTGTTGTGGTTACTCGCCAGGAACGGCGTCGGGCTTGCCGATGACGCCGCCCTTGATTCGGTTGTAGACCTTGGACATGAGTGGGTTGCCCATGTAGTTCGGCAGGGTGTCGGTTCGGTCCTTGGCAACCTTACCGTCAACGCCCTCGGTCTGCAAGACGCGGAGCGGGTCACCCGTCTCGGGGTGCTTGTCCACATAGAGGTAGCCGATGATGTCGAAAATCTTCGGAGCCTCCTTGCCGGTCTTCTTACCAAGGAAGTACGGGAAGGTGCTGACCTTACCCGTGGTGTCGTCCTTGTCGCTGTCCGTGTGAGCCAGAAGGATGACAAACAGGCCGGACCTGTGGAGAAGTTCGGTCCACTTGAGAGTGTCCTCTGCAAGCAGCGCCCACTTCTCGTATGCGTTCTTGGAGTTCCGCTTGTCGAACTCCTTCTCCATGAACTCCATCATCTTGCCAACGGTGTCGATGATGATGGTCCCGTAGTCGTGCTCTTCATTCAGCACGAACTCGATGACCTGCTTGAGTTCAGCGTAGTCCGTGGGACGGGCCACGTCGATGTTCTCGGTGTAGACGTTCTCAATAGACGCCGAACCGGCCTCCACATCGACCAGTAGCACACGGCCCAGTTCCTCGACCTCGGACGCCGATGAGGCGAACCGGGTCTTGCCCGAACCAGGCGGGCCGTAGATCAGAGCCGTCTTGTTGTCGGGTGAAGTCTGGGGCGTGCCCACAGCGATGCCCAGCAATGCCAGCGCGGCTGCCCCGCTCGGCTTCTTCTTTGGGGCTTCCTTCTTCTCGGCTGTCTCAGCCATTCACTGCCTCCCTATCTCTTGTCGCTACGTGTAGCAGCCTAGTCGGTCTTCGGCTTGGCCGCAACTCGCGCATGTGTGACGAGCATCAAAGCCCCGGCTGCCCACGTACAGCGGATCACCGTCTCAGGGTAAACCTCGATCATTGTTTACACACGGCCCTCTCGTCGGTTACGCACGGCCAGGAACACCCCACCGAGAAGAAGGAGGGTAGCCGCGAACCCAACAGCGCCAAGCAGCGGGGCTCCCGTAGGGGGCATACCACAAATCTGAGCAATCTGCTCGTCGGTCATACGGAGAGTC